TTAAGTATTAGTTACGACACACTTCGATGAAAGTATGACTTAAAACGATCCTTTTATCAGGTGAAAATAAAAATAATTAATTTAATAATATGTATTGACTAAGATTAATTAAGTTGATAGAATAAGAGTATACCAAATGAAAGGAAGTGATGGAATTGGAAATGGTTGAGTTATCACCAAAGGCTTTTAAGTATTACAGAAAGAAAGTAAAACACAACAAGAACATTACATATGATCAAGCGAGGTTAAAGCTGACACGAAATATAATGTGTGCAAAAGAAATACCTCCACGAAATGATGAAGATGCTGCAAAAGGTAATAAACTTTACCAATATGGAAATTTAGAGATTTTGGTTAGAGATGGATGGGTTATTCATTTAACAAACCATAGAGGCGAAAATGCTTATACTGGATGGGAATTTGATCCTTATAAATACGTTGAATTATCAAAAGAATTTGGAATTGTACATTAAGAGGAGGAAATTATACATATGGCATTAAAAAATAGAACAGACATTAAACTTAACAAAAAACATGAAGGTAAAGAATTTCGAAATGAGTTTCGCTTTATTGGTCTAGTAAAACCTGTAAGGAAAAAAGAACAAGATAGTGACAATTGGTTTGATGTTCCATTCTTCCAAAATACTAAAACTCAAACAAAAAAAGATCGCAGGGTTTTACAGTTTAATATTGAAACAGCTTACCGAAATGAACTTAAAGTAGAACTTGCTGGAATGGAAAAAGATTTAGCGTATGTTTACAGTTCAAAGCACCGAAAATCAGCTTCAGTTAATTGGGATGATCGTTTAGACAAAACTGCTTATCCAGATGAAACTTACCATTACATTCAACAAGAGTGGGATAAAACAGAAAGTATCGGTCAGATGCTTGTTGAGGGAATGTGGGCTGATGTTCGAGGTCATTACGAATTTGATACTTTTAAGAATGATGATGGTGAAGAAATTAAAACAGTTAAACGGTTCATTGATCAAGTTTACCCTTTAAAAAATGGCGAAGTTTTGATTAAGGGATTGAAAAAGGATGATACTTTCAAGGCTTATGACGCTGCTGAAGAAGGAAATTATCTTGGAATGGGTAAGGCTGATGAAACAGGATTAGCAAGTGTTAGAGTGGGTTGGTTAAATCCTGAAGGTGGTACATTATATGTTTGCAAAGTTGATGGAGATAAAGAAGGAAAGCGTACCCCAGTACAATATAATGAATCTGTTGTTGAAACTGATCGTATCACAGTAAGAAATAATGTTACCAATGACATTCAATTAATCGGTGATGATGGTAAAAAACAATATATACCTTATGTAAGAGACTTCAAATCGCCTGATTTCTTTGAAGTAAATACTTTTGAAATGCAATTAGGAATTAAGAGTACATACCAAGATGAGCAAACAAAAGATACAAAAGTCAATGCTGTTTATCTTGGATACGGTAAAGAAAAAAGTGTACCGAAAGATGTTGAGTTGGTCGTTTACTATAAGGAAGCAGAAGAAGGTAAGAAACCTTTTGCAGATGCTTTTGCTCGTTTAAATCATTTAGATTTTCTAGTGGTTGAAGGGATTGATAACAATCGTGCAGAATTCGCAATGGTTGAGGTGACAGAAAGTGAAGACGATAACCCATTTGAAGATGTTGGGGAAAAAACAACATCATACGAACAAGTAACTTCTGGAACTAAAAAAGGATTAGAAATTATTAAATATATCGGCGGTACTTATAAGAAGGAATTGTTAACTGAAGATGAAATTTCCGTTGAACAGAAAAACGATGATCCTTTTGCAAGTGTTGATATTGCTGATGATGACTTACCGTTCTAAAAGTAAATATACAAATACAAATTTAATTTTAAAAAAGAGTGTAGAAACGGAGAGATGTTTTTAATGGCAGGATTTAGATCAAAAGTAAAAAAGAATGTGCCTAAAGTGGAACTTCAATCAATCATTACTTTGGTAGCTGGTGGATATAAAACAGGTAAAACACGTTTATGGAAAGAAGTTACGGAACAACATTATGCTACTCCAGATGAAGCGTTACTTATGGCGTTCGAAGATGGTTATGAAACATGGGAATTAGATAATATCGTTCCCCTTCATGAAGAAGGTACAGATAAAGACTTATGGAAAGTGTGGGATTACTTTAAGAAAACTGTTGTTCCTGAACTTGTTCAAGAGGCAAAAAATGATCGTATTGTAAAACTAATCGGTGTTGATACTGCTGATAGAGCCATTGATGCTTGTGCTGCTTGGGTTCTTAATGACAGAAATAAAAAGTATGGTAAAACTTTCGAATCTCTTCAGGCTATCTCAGATAACACAAAAGAAAATGGGTGGACTGCACTTTATGAGGAACTTAGAAAACCATTTGACACATTGAAACAGGCTGGTTACGGGCTATTTTATATCGGTTGGACTAAGGAAAAAGAAACAACATTACATAATGGACTAAAATATAATTCGGTTCAGTTAATGATGAGCAGTACAGGTAAAAAAGTTTTTGAATCACAAGCAAGTCTTATCTGCTGCCTATACAACGAAACATCTGTCCTAGATAAGAGTGGTAAGGAACTGGAAGAAAACATCACAGATAAAAAAGGTAAAGAGAAGGCTACAAATTTCCATGAAACTAGAACCATGATGTACTTCCGTCCTTCTGAATATATTGAAATCGCTGGAGGTCGTTACACTGAACTCCCAGAAAAGGTCGAGTACAGTGCTGATAATTTCTTAAAAGTATTTGAGGATGCAGTTAATGGGCAATTAAAGAAAACTAAAAAGACTATAGAAGAAATTAAGGTTGATGAAGAAAAAGTACGCAATGAAAAAGCAACTGAATTGGCTGATAAGATTGAAAATGATCCTACAGAATTATTATCCCAAATTGATGAAGTGATTGCATCAATGACAAAGGAGCAAAAGACACTTGCAGCAGGAAAGTTTAAAGAAAAGTTTGGAGTAAATAACTACAAACAAGAGTCTGGTAATATTAAAAACTTAAAAATTGCATTAGATATTGTAAATGAGATTTTACCAAACTAATGAAAAGATGATAGGGTAGGAGTTTCTTCTGCCCTTTTTCATTAATAAGGGGAGATATGATGCTGGTAAAATGTTTTAAATGTAAAGAAAAAAGTGAAAAAGAAACAATGGTTTGCATTGAAAAAGGTAAAGAAAAGATTACTAGAAAGTATCTTCATCAAGGTTGCTATGATGAGTACATACAAGAACAAGAATTGAAAGAAAAAGACTTGAAAGAATTAGATCAACTATACAAGTTTTTAATAAACCTTCATTCAATTGAACTACTAGATGGCAGAATGATGGAGAAAATACAAGATTTACGCAACGGTTCAATTAAGGTAAATAATAAAAAGATAAAAAAATATAAACAAGGTGTTCCGTATTCATTAATGCTAGATACCTACAAATTTATGAATGAGAGAATTGATTCAATTATCAACTCCATGAGATTTCAGACTAAATGGAATGAATTTTCTTATATTTTTGGAACAATGGTTAACAACATTAACACGATTAAACAGATAGAAAAATTAACTGAAGAAGTTAATCAAAAACCAACAATCAACAAAGAAACTGTAGATATTGTAGTGAAAAAGAATAACAAAAAAGATGAATTAGACATATCTGCTTTCTTGTAAAGGAAGGGTAAAATGAAATATATTAAACAATTTGTAGAACCATCATACATACATGAATCATTATTAGTTGGATACTTATGGGCTTTTCCTAGCCTATTTCAAAAATACAGATCGCATAAAGTTACAAATGAAACCTTTACAGAGTCCGTTTGGTACTTCTATTATACTGTTGGAAAGCAAATGTTTGAAAATGGCATTCGTGAATTCGATGATAAAACAGTTTATTCTTTCCTTGTTTCCAGACCAAAGGAAAAGAATAAGAAAAGTTATATTGACTGCTACAATGACTTCGGAGGTTATGAAACAATCTCAGAATTAATGGAAGCATGTAAGAAAGATACACAGAATGACGAGTACCATTTTAGTGAAGTCCAAAAGTATGAAAGCCTTAGAAAGCTTCAAAAAGATTCCTTAATTAATGTAGATGATTCAGAACTACTTGAGAAATTGTTAAAAATGACACTAAAACAAGTTCAATTATACATGACACTTAAACATAAAGAAGCATTTGCTCATATAAATTCAGGGGACGTAATTGAGCATGACTTAGTTGATGATTTAGACGAAACTATCAAGGAATTAAATTCAGGTGAATCAATGGGTTCTCCTTTACACGATGCTCCACGACTTAACCGCAAAATTAAAGGGTGGAAAAATGGTTCATTATACTACCTTGTATTATCCTCTGGTGTAGGTAAATCTTCAATTGCAATGGAGAAATTCGTGTTAAGTTTATTTGAGAATAAAGAAAAAGCCATCCTAGCTATCAATGAAGAAAGTGTTAAAAAATGGAGAGCGTTACTACTTGCAACAATTAATTCTAAAATTTTAAAGAAACCAGTGAATCGTGAGAAAATGTATGAAGGTAATTTTAAACAAGATGTATTAGATAAGCTAGATAACGCAAAGAAATGGGCTGAAGAACACGGGAAAGGGTTAATAAAAGTATTAGAATTGAAGAAGTACAGAGTTGAAGATATCTTGAATCGTGTGGAATTGTACAGACCAAAAGGATTTTCTAAACTAATTATTGATACTTTTAAGCCTGATCGTTCGCAATCAGATATGGCAAGATGGGAACAATTTTCTAACTCTGCACAAGAACTACATGACTTAATTAAAGAAGATAATTACAATGTAGGTACATTAGCAACAGTACAATTAAAATTAGGTAAGGAAGCACGTTACCTAGACTTAGAATGTACAGGTAAATCAATGGAAATTAACGAAGTAGCAGCAGTTGTTATGATGGGCAGGTTACTCTTCGCAGATGAATATGAAGGAGAAAAGTTTGCACTAAAACCATACAACTACAAAAAAGATGAGTTAACAGATGAGTGGTACGCAGAGGATTACAAATTGGATAGTAAGAAAACATATCTAGTATTATTTTTATCAAAAAACAGATTTGGATCAGAAGAAGAACAAATCCTTTATGAAGCAAATTATGACATTAACTCGTTTAAAGAAGTTGCCTATGTGAAAGTCCCAAGATACGGAACCATGTAGGAGTAGGTGAAAGAAGTTGTCAGAATTACATGAGATAAAAAAGAGGATATTCACAGAGGGACAAATAAGGCATGTCCTTGAATTACTAGATTGTTGGAAAATAGAAACAGAACAAAGTGGCAAATTATTTGTTGCAGGGCTGCCTGATGGTGATAATGAGAGGTCTGTACAAGTAAAAAATACAGAATCCTTAATTAGTCACATCCGTACTAAAGGTGTAAAAGGCGATATTTTTGACATTGTAAGTTTTATAATATTCGAAGCTGATTCAGAAGAAAAAAGAAAAGAATACCTACCTAAAAGTAAATTCTGGTTATGTCAGAAATTGAGTTATCAAGAGTACATTGATGATTTCTATAAAGAAACATCTGATAAAGTGGAAGAAAAGCCTAAATATAATAAATGGCTTAATAATCTTTGCTGTAAGAAAAAAACAATCATTGAAAATAAAGTCGTTTCACAAAATGAATTAGACAGGTATGGGGTAATTCCTTACAAAAATTGGCTAGATCAAGGTTTAAGTATCCGAACACAAAAATATTTTCATGTTGGAATTGATGTAAAAAGTGACAGAATTACGTTTCCGATACATAACCGTTCAGGCGAATTGATAGGTGTGAAAGCAAGATATGTGGGAAAAAACAAAGAAATTGAAGATAAATACAAATACCTGTATTTAGTTCCTTGCAATAAGTCCATCGAATTCTTTAATTTTCACAGAGCCTTACCTCATATTGTCTCCCAAAAGGAAGTAATTGTTGTAGAAGGCGCAAAAACAGTAATGTATCTTCATCAATGGGGATATAGAAATGCTATTAGTATCGAAGGAGATACTTTATCAGATGAACAAATTAAATTGCTAAAAGAATTAGGTATCGACATAAAGTACATATTTGTTTGGGACAAAGATAAGGACGTTCAATTTGTTTACAATGAAATTAACAGATTAAAGGGTAGAATGCGTTATTCTATTTACGACAAAGATAACTTGCTTAGTGATAAGGATTCTCCTAGCGATAAGGGGAAAGAAACTTGGATCAAATTGTACAATGAATATCAATACAAAATAAGTTAAAGGAGATGTTTACTTGAGTAATATAGAGTTGTTCAGTTTTTCCAAATTAGAAACGTTCCATAACTGTAAAAGAAGTTATTACTATAACTATATTAAAAAAGATAGGGGTGGAGATAACATATACAGTTACACAGGAACAGTGGTTCATGAATTGACACAAGCAATGATTCAGAAACAAATCACAAATAAAGAAGCAGTTAGTCGTTTTATTTCCTCTATAGATGCTGCTGAAATGCTAGAATTACCTTGGATAAGTGAAAATGTGAAAAATAATTATGTGAGTTGCATTACTCATTTCCTTGAGAATTATGTTCCAGTAGAAAATGATACGATTCAGATTGAAGATTATTTTGAAATTGAAATAGATGGTACTGTCATAAGAGGCTATATCGACTTATGGTACAAGATTGGCAATGAGATACATATAATTGACTTGAAAACCAGCACAAAATTCAGTAAAAAAGATTTTCCTAAAAAATCTAGACAACTTATATTATATGGTATAGCAATGAGTGAAAAGTATCCTGACTTTAAAATGATTTTGCAATTCAATATGATGAAGTATGTATTAAAAAATGGGAAACTATTCGAAAGAAATAAATTAGAATGGTTTGATGAAGAGTCAGATGGGATTTTGAATGTGGAGTATTCAGAAGAATCTGTTGAGGAAGCTAAGGAGTATGTTACTGACACTATAAAACAAATTAATTCAATAAACAAAGATAATATTTTAAATTGGTCAATGGATAACGATCCTACGAAGGATTTCTTTTGTAAGAATCTTTGCAGTCACAGAAGTTTATGCTTAGAGAGACTGGAAAAAGGTATGGATTATTAATAACAAAAACTAAATAATTAATATTAAAGGAGGTAAGGAAATGCTTTTGAGTCCTTCTCTCGAAACAGAAGTAACAAAGAAGTACAAAAAATATTGGGTCAATGACTTTTCAGAAATCCTTACTTATTTTAGAGAGGATACCCCGAAGCTAGGGGTATTTGACTCTGAAACAACAGGGTTACATATTAGGAAGGATAAGCCTTTCATGTGGGTATTTGGTTGGTTACTCCCTAAAAACAAACGTACAGATGAATTTAAAGGAAGAGTGTTTGCTTTTAATCATAATGAAGAAATACTTAATCAAGTTATCCAAATGTCAAAACAACTACAGATGTTAGTAGGACATAACGTAAAATACGACTTACATATGGTGTTAAATGGTGGAATTGATGAAGAAATTGTTTATAATTTAAAGAATATCTCTGACACAATGGGCATATGTAGGATGTCATTTGATGCTGTTTCAGCTAGAGATGGTGGAGATTTCCTTGGACTTAAAAAAGTGTCTGAAAAGTATATTGATCCAAGAGCAGCGGAGTTTGAAAAAGAGGTTAAAAAGGAATTAAGAAGAATAAATGATGTAAAACGCAACTTATTAAAAGAATTGCTGAAACCTTATAAAGAAATTGGGTGGGGATTAGGTAAGATTAAAGATGCATACAAAGTAAAAAAACGCAATGACATGGATTTATTTACAAAGGAACGAAAACAACGATGGCTGGAGATTCCAAAAGAAATAGAAGAGTTGTATTTTAAGTGGTTGGAAGAAAACCCATTTGCAGATTATTCAGAGGTTGATAGGGACATTATGACGGAGTACGTTCATAGTGATGGAATTTTTACTTTAGAAATCGTTGAAAAATTCTATCCTACAATCCTAAAAAGAAAGCAACAAAAACTATTCAAACAAGAAAATGAATTAATTTTAGAATTGCTTAAAATGGAACGCACAGGCATGAAAGTAAATATGGAATACCTGCAAGAATGTTTTAAGAAATGTGATGATGAAATTCAGAAATTGTACGAAGAGTTATGGGGGATTGTAGGAGACTACTTTACTGTTTCACAAGAAAAAGTGATTGGTGATTATTTTGAAAAATCTTTGGGTGAACGCCCTGAATCTACAGATAAATCTTTCCTTAAAAAACATAAAGAAGATCGTGTTTCACAGTTAATCACAAGGTTAAGGCGATTAGAAAAATGGCAGTCAACCTACATTTCCAGAATTATTGAAGTAGCTGAATTTGACGGTCGTTTCTACACTCAATATGGACAATTCAATACTGTTTCAGGAAGAATCGGATCAGATGCACAACAATTTCCTAAAGAAAGAATATTAAATGAAGAAGGGGAATTGTACGAAAAAGAACATGGAGAAGGTAAAGCACCTGTTGAAATGGAAATATTCTCCCCTAGACGTGCATTTGTAGTCGAAGGTGGAAAATATAATAAGATTGCCTATTTTGACTTATCTCAAATTGAACTACGAGCGCAAGCCAATTACACAGTACTTCTTGGTAAACCTGACTTAAACCTATGTAGAGCATATATGCCTTTTAAGTGTAAGCATTATAAAACAGGTGATGAGTATAAGTTTGATACGAAAATAAACAGATTGAGATGGTCAGAAAAAACTCCTGAAGGTGATTCCGTTTGGTTACGTGAAGATGGTAGTCATTGGACACCTACAGATGTTCATAGCGAAACCTCTCATAATACTTTAATGGCTCTTTCGTATCAATGTGAAGAGAAATATAAACAGTACTTTCATGATAAAGATGCACCTGTAGACGAGAAAACCTTTAAAAAGTTTTGGAGATACATAGGTAAAATGTTTAATTTCATGCGAAACTATGGTGGGGGTGCTGCAAAAGCATCTGAAGCGTTAGAAGTTTCAATGGATATAGCAAACGCATTGGTAAGAGGTTGGTCAAACACATTCCCTGAAGTTGCTTATTATCAAAAACAAGTGTCCCAAAAAGTGCAAAGTTCTAATCATGCCACGAATATGTATGGTCGAGTTTACTATTTGACTAATACAGATAAAGCTTATAAGGTCGGTAACTATCTTGTACAAGGATCGTGTGCAGATTGCTTGAAGGACTATGTAATAAAAATAGGTGAGTTTCTTAGAAAAAATAACTGCAAGACTAAATTCCTTGCTAACATTCATGATGAGTTACAGTTTTCAGTGTATGATGGTGAAGAGTGGATTTTCCCACATATTAAACAGATCATGGAAGATGTTGATTGGATGAAGGTTCCTGTTGTAGTTGATTTAGAGATTACAGAATCAACATGGGCAGACAAAAAAGATGTTTATCTTGAAATTCCAGTAGCCTAATCAAATCTGATAAAAGCCAACTTTTATTAGGAAAATTTGTTAAAAAGTACTTGATTAATA